TAGATAGTTTTATATCATCATCTAGTATAGTTTGTAAACCCATACCCGGTTTAGGGGTATTAACACTAGTAATAAACGTTTTTTTACCCGGCCTAAGAGTAATACCATCCCCTCCTGCTACAGAGATAGGTCTTGCTCTAGATACGTTTCCCGAACTATCAGACTGTGTAGTAACTGACTTAGTTTCTGATATTTCATAAGCATCATCAGTAACACGTACATTATCAGGTATAACGCCTAAACCTCCTCGACCAGGTATTATCTTAGCTCCCATAGACTGAGCAATAGCTATCTCATATATATCGCCAGTTTTACCATATAACGCTTTTAGCTCTTTTTGTAAGTTGCCCGAGCGAGAGCCTGAGCCTGTTTTTAATAAACGTCTAGCCTTAGATAAAGCGACTAAACTAGTATATCGTTTGCCATCTAAAGTCGTTTGTATACTAATGTTACTTTTAACACGCATTAAAATATAATTCTATATAGATCTAGTACTCGTTTAATATGTGGAGGAAAGTTAGCACTTAGAGCAAAACCTTCTTTACGCTCGCCTTCAAATACTTGAAGCTGGGAACTCTGATCCTGCTTATAGACTGTTTTAATATAGTCTAAGGTAGCTAGTTGAAGATCCTGTGGCACGTCCTCAGGCTCAAAACCTGCTCTATATGATACATGAACTCCTTGAGGGTACGTACTAAATTTTGCCGATCCATGCAGTGTAAGAGCTGGATATAAAGCACCACCGCCTAAGTCTTTAGTAACTTCTCCTACATCTCTAGAGAAGTTATAGGATGCAGGAACTGCATGAACGTCTGATACGTTAGTAGATTTATTAGACTCGTCAAAACGAATTAATAAAGTTGTATCATTATCTGTTCTAGATCTATGAGTAGGAGGAGTAAAATCAGTACTATATCTTGCTATTTGTGAGAATTTAATGTCATCAATATAACCTTTAAATGTACTACCAATATGAATATTAGAAGTAAAGCTAAGGTTAGATACGGCAAAAGAGGCGTCAGCAATAACATTACCATTATAGTGAAGATATACTTTTTCTTCTTCTAAATTACGTGTTACAGCAACATGTGCCCAACGTCTTTTTGCAAATTGTTGTGTTTCTACATCTGTATTAGCGCCTGTTACAGTAGTAGCAGAGCTATCTATTACAGCAGTAGTGTACAGACCACGTTGATTGGATAGTCCAAAATCTAGGTAATTATCAGCATCGGTATTAAATCTAACTAAGCTATTAGCTTGAAGAGTGTCTTCATCAACTCTTATAAACATTTCTAAGGTATAGTTAGATTCTTCATGCTGTAGTTCTTCTATGACCTTAGGCACACTAATATAGTCAGAAATATCGAGTTTTAGGCTTGCCTTACCGAAACGCTTAACCCTTGTAGTATTATGAGCACTGTTATTATACTCTATAATAGAGCTTTCAGAACTTGTATCTACAGGAGATCCAGAGGTAGTAGGATCAGCTAATAGTGTATAATCTACACCATTAAATTCTGAAACAGAGTACACAGTGCTTAAAGGTAGCCTATTAACATAAACAGAGGAAGAACCTCCGTCAAAAACTTCAACGTAGTCATTAGCTAACACTTGTTGCCCAATATAATGTTCAATCACACCAGTAGTGTATGAGATTATATTAGCTAATCTTGCATCAGCGGTATTACTAGAGATACTGAGATAATCTTTTACCTGTGGTATTGTTATATAAGTATATTTTCCTAAGTTTTCTTCAAAACGTTCTGACATAAACTGGCACCTTTCTATGCATAAGGGGAGGCGAATTACCGCCTCCCCCTAAGTTACTTAAATTTTACTTACTAGAGATTAGCCAGCAGCGATAGTAACAGCAGTAGAGTACTTTGTAGTATCTAGAGCAGCGTTAGTATTTGTCGTTAGTGCTTTAAAATCGAAGCGAGTGCTTAGATACATAGCAGTAACTTGTTGACGTGCTTCATATTCGCTTTCTAGCTCCATACCGCGTCTTTCTGCGATTAGGAAGTTAGGCTTATAAACAAGTGTACCAAGGTGGTTACCAGTACTACCAACACCATCAAGGAATTCCGAGATAGCAATTGGGATACCGTAGATAGCACCAACAGAACCTGTTAGGTAGGTTGCGTTAGGGCCAAACTTGTCAACAGTTCTGAAATCAGAAGTAGTAACAAGATTATTGTAACCTTCGATGGAGGTAAGGAATACTAGGTCGTTGCCAAGCTGCAATCCATATTTACCCATCATTGTTCTAGCAGCAGCAATATCCGAAGGATCAACTTTGTCATTTGCCGAACCAGTTGCTACTTCAAGGGAAGCATCAGTAGTTAGGTTAGTAATACCTTCAATAACAGAAGCATAGCCTGTACCAACAGAAAGAGCGTTAGTTGGCGAAGCTGTAAAGCCTGTTAGAGCACCTGTACCACGTAGGATAGACTTGTCAATGGCACGGGCCATACGACGAGTTGTGCTCATACGTAGGAAGTCAAGTAGAGCAAGAACAGTATCTTCCTCTTCGTCTTTTGCTAGGTGAGTTGTTGCCATGAACTTGTGGGGCGTGAACTCTACAGCAGAAATACTATTCTGGTTAGATGTTGGAACGTTAGTAGCATCCCCAACACCAGTAGAGTAAGTTCCACTCTTGAACATCGCTACATCACCATCAGTATCTTCGTCAGCTACAGGAACTCGGAAGGTTTTGGCATCTACAGGCATACGTGTAAACATTGGTGCAATAACTAGTTGTTGCTGCATTTCTTCATACATATTCTGCGAGAAGTTAGATAGGAAAGCATCAACCGAAGTAACAGCTTTCATACGGGAACCTAGCTTAGTATCAAATACGTCTGGGCGGTTAAGGGCTTTAGATAGAAGATAAGCATTAGCCATCTCTTTTTCACCATACTGTGCAGTTGCACGGTTATTATCCGCAAATTGCATTTTGCTATGAGACATAGCAGCAATTTCGTCTTTGAACTTAGAAATTTGGCTTTTCAGCTCTGCTACGTCCGCGCTTTCAGAAGGTGTATACTCACCTTTTAGGTCTTTTGCGTCGCCTTCTCTTAGAATAGCTTCACCAGTTCTCTCAACTAGCTCTGCAACTCTTGGCTCTGCTACAGTGGATACTGACTTAACTTCAGCAGCTTTTGCTCCTGCACCAGTTAGGTCTACTGTTTCTACAACTTGATCAACCATGTTGTTGTTCTCCTTTGTTGAATTCTCGTGAAGTTCTTCATTCAGACTTTTATCAGATTTGTCGTCTTCACATTTAATTTTGTTTGAGTTATTTTCTTGTGAAAGTTTTTGTAACTCCACATTAATAGTATTATTGCAATATTCACCATCTGCGTCAACTTCTAAAAGTTTAAACTTAGGATTTTGGTCCGTAGGAATCTCAGCTACTTTATACATTTTTTCTGAATACTTAACATGGTCGTCGACCGATAAGTCAGAAAGATTAATACTTAGAAGATTGACAAAAGGTATAGAAGCATTAGCGTCTCTTAGCTCAAGCTCTTCCTCGTCATCTTTAACAAGATCACTATCTGCTACAGCTACTAATTCTTTATCAGTGATATTATCAGTAGCTTTAACATTTTCTACGGTTTCTTCTGTTTTAATTTCAACTGTTTCTACAATCTCAATTGCTGCTTTTTCTTCTACAGTTTCGACTTCTTTAGTCTCTACTTCAATAGGTAGTACTTCTGCCATATCGGTTTTCTCCTCCATAGTATCTATAATCACTAGTTCAGCAGGAGAATCGTCAATCTCAGTTAATTCGTCTTCAGCATCTGTTTTTAGTTCTTTAACAAAAGAGCTAAAATCTTCATCAGATTCAAAGTTTTTACGAACACTAAATAGCGAGTCTTGATTGCAAGGAACACTAACTACAGAAATTTCAAGTAACTCTACTTCTGTAATAGTAGTAGAGTTATCATGTTGGTTGTAAATTCCATCTTTAATCTGAAAGCCTACGCTGAAACTTTTCAAGGCGCCGTCTTTAATTAAAGTTTGTACACCATGATTTTTTTCAGCTGCTTCGCTTACAGTTCCTTCAACATAAATACCTTTTTTGTCTACGGTAATTTTATCAAATTTACCAATAGGAGCATCATGTTTATGTTGAAACAACATGATAGGGTTTTTTCTAAAGTTCTCTACACCTTTAGCCCAAGCTTTTGCAGTAATTACATCGCCAGAACGATCTTTTGATGTAGTATTTGCATAACCAGCTATTTTTAAACCTTTTTTAGATTTACTTACGGCTTTAGTGTCTAAAGAACTATTGATATAAAAAGTTTTGTTATTCATCAGTTGTTCCTTCGGAATCGGGAGATTCACCTCCCGTTGGTCTTCCACCTTGGCTAGCGTCTGTAGCACTACCAGTGATATTTTGTGGTATTCTTATAGTATCATGCCCTTCTATTTTTGGCAATCTTAATATTTCTCTAGCTTCAGTTGGGGTCATAATTCCTGTATTAACCAGAGTACTGAGATAGGTAGCTTGCACCTTGGCGTCTGGCTGTAGTGCTGGAACACTTAATCTATCAGGTCTAATGGTTACGTCATTGTTAAAATGGTGACTAAGGGCACTTGAAAATGTTGTTAAAATAGGAATTACCGTATGAAGATAAAACAATTTTTGATTAGCATCAATATTCGCATTGTTACCTGATTTTAATAGAGTATAAGGAACACCTATAGCCTTAGCCATGTCTTGTTGAATACGCTCAATAGAGGTTTCAAAGTCTAACTCACTAAACTTTACAGTAGAAAACTTATCAATCTTTAAGCCTCCATCTAAAATAGCAGGACGTCTTGCACCATTAAATATTGTTGTATAAGTACTGCTCCAAGAATCTAACAAACGCTCTTTAACGCGTTTAGATAGTACAGAATCTGTAGTAAGTACAAAACCAGGTAACGCATTATTTTTAAAGAATTGACGTTGAAAATTAATCATATAGTAGTAAACCTCTATAAGTCTAATACTTGCTTTTAGCTTTGAAGTACCTCTAAATATAGATTCTGAGTTTTCAGCCATAATGTGGATAATCTCATGTGATTCAAATCTTATAGTTTCAGAATTTTTCTTAGCTTTTCCAAAACCCATATAATCAGATACAGAAGTATTAGTTATAACATAGTTATAATGTGATACAAATGTTCTCGGGTCCGGTACTACTTCAACGGCGTTAGCAGGGAGTAAGAAAAGGTTAGACCCATCATAGTAAAAAAACACATTACCGTCTAGATAGAAATCTAAAAAAGCACGCCTAAATAAGCGTGCTCTATCCTCAAAAGGATTAGGTCTGATATTTAGTAATTTATTTACTTTTTTACCTGGACTACCACCGTCTACTATAAAAGGAACTTCTACACAAGCACTAATTACCATCTCAACAGCTCGATTAATAATTTCAATTTCAGCATACGCAGATTGATAATCAATAATGTTCTCAGGGCTAGCAACAGATTCACCTGCTGCTATAGAACCTTGTGCTGGATTTAACTTTTCTGCCATCCATTCTCTGAGGGTTGCGCGTTCACTAGCCATGTTTGTCCTTCTGGATATTTAACCATTTTATAATTTTTGGTGCTAAAGTGTTGGCGTATCGTTGACCATATATACTATGTAAACGCTTATGATGAGTACCACATAACGTATATAGATTATCATTAGATAGCTTTTCTGCACAATCAACTGCGAAAATAGTTCTAAGATGTAGGATCTCTTCATTAGAAGTTATCTCCTGAATCTTTTTTTCTTCGCACCAGTTGTGGAACAGCTCACTTAAACTATATATGTGATGAAGGTCTAAGTTACTAGTATCTCCACAAATATAACAAGCGTCTTTAGCTTTATAGTCTTTTTTGATATAGTCTCTAACCCATTTAATAGGTAATCTGTTTAAATTTGTCATAGTTAATTCTACACTAAAATTTTGTTCTGTCCAATATATAATTTTGACAGGTTATGAATAGATTGATATAGCATTCATCTTATGATGAGTGTATAGTGCGTAACGAACTGCATCAGAAGGGTGAGAAGACCAATCATGGTGAGGTTTAGGATTATCAGTTTTAGTATTCCATTTATAAGCAGTCATAGCATGATAGGTGTGTTTTGCACCCTCTTCATCAAAACATAAGTTACCGTGCTCAATTAGTGCTTGTATAAAGTTTATACCATCATTTACAGACTTAACTGCATTATCACAAAAAATATCATAATCATAAGCAAAGTCAGCTTTTACCTGCGCAGCACTAGAGTCAATATATATAGAATCAATTTTCCACCTATCTTGTAACTCTGTAATAGCTTCAGCTAACTCAGATGTTGTAGACTCTTTAGATATATACTCATCAAGAACAAAGTATGAATCACCATCATAACCAATAACTACAAAAACGTTTTCATCCCTATAACCAACGTCTAGTCCAGCAATCACTTCAACAAATTGTTTTTCTTGGTACTCTCCTACGTGTTTCTCATCATCGAGGTACTCATAAATTTGATCTTCTGTAGTAGTCCAAGCACACATATATTCCTGTGCAAATAGAGCACGTGTCATTGTTTTTTCAGCTTCAGCAACATCCTTCTCTCCGAGAAGTGGGTTTGCTCTCCAAGTAAATAGATCAGAACCCCATTCGTCATAATCGTCGTTATCACCACGCTGAAAATAGTCGTATAAATAGTTACCTTTACCTCTAGGAGTTGAAATCCATAAACACCTTGAATCGTTAAAAGTAGATAGGGCAGGACGTAAATCACGAGTAAAATACTCATCGTCAGGTATAATTGCTGCTTCGTCAATAATTAGTAAATTAGCAGCACGACCAACTAGAGAGTCTCTATTGTTAGCCGAGAGAAGTCTAAAAATTGAACCATTCTCTAGTTTAACTACTTTATCTTTTTGGTTCTTAGTTACAATCTCAACGCCAGTCTTACTGATAATATCAGTAACATAATCCCAGATAATGGAAGATAACGTAAAGTTTGGTGCAACAACCATTACTTGTTGTCCAGGTTCTAGTAGTTTAGCAAAAGCTAATAAAGCTGCTGCATAAGACTTACCTGTTCTTCTTGCTGATATATGTACCCAGAATCTTTTATCATTTAAACCATCAAGCATAGCTTGTTGACTCTCATTAAATACTATAGGGGTAGGCATCTTACTTAGTAGTTTATCTACAGGTAGTTTAAAAAAGCTTTTAGGCTTTATTAGATTATATTCAGTCAAGTTTTATTCCTTTAAAGTGGCGTTACCGTCTATTACGTAGAATATCTTAGGTATATATAATATGTCCTCAGTCACAGTTTCTAGATCTGGACATGCGTGTAAAGTTGTAATTCGTGCCTGTGTGAATATAGGAGGTAGATCTACAGTAATAAATATAGGATCTGTTCCTGGATCTCTATTATCACTAACATCTTTTGTGGACCACGTAGTATCTGCCGAGCCTTCTCCAGGAACGTCTACTGTAACTCTAAAACCCTCTGGAAGAGGTAGTCTGCTACACGCAATTTTTTCTATATCACCTACTACATTGTAGGTAGTTCTATCTAGACTAAAACCTGTTTGTTCGTTATCTACATGAAAAATATAAGGAGTAATAGAAGAGTACCAGCTGTACCCACTAGATATAGTAATACCTACCACTAATCCTACGATTATCGCCCATAAGCTATAGTCAATCCTTGTTAACATCATAATATTCCTATCCCTGATATACCGCCTGATAGTATAAAACTAACAATTGCGATAATAATAGTACCTAGTATTAAACGACTTAACCACTGAAAAGTACTCTCATTAGCGCTGATACGTCTTTCGGTGCCTGTATGATTAGTTGTGTGCCTAGCATCTTGTATTTCTAGCTTAGAGGTTCTAGACTCTAAAAGTCCTATTCTCTCTTCTAGCGGCTTTATTTTATCATCAAGTGCTTTAAGCTTGTAAGTTAAAACAGTATCTTCAGACATGCTTGCACTCCTTAATTATTTTTTATTTTACATAATGATTATAACATATGGAGGTCGCTAGTCCAATTATTTTTTAGTATAGCTATACCAACCACCTATACGCACTAAAAACCATAGTAAAATAGAGATAAGTATTCGTAAAAAAGTACCTAAAGTAGATGTAGATATAGTAGCATCCCTTAGCATTGCTTGTAAGAATCGTAAGTCACAAAGCCAGCGTGCAGGGTATCCGCGCTCGTAACCCTCATCGTGCTTATCCCAAGAAGCTTCATCAAAGAAAAAGCTAAGTATAGAAGTTAGCTTTTCTCTGATTTTTACTGGAAACCACTTAGGACCAAGACCGTTAGGCATAGTACTTATTCGCCCTCGTAACCAAACATAATATCAAGATCTTTAGGATCTATCTCTTTAACAGCAGCAATAACTGTTAGAACAGCAGCATTACGGTTAATAATATTTAAGCCTGCCCAGGTAATACGAGCATTAAGTCTTTGAGACTCCGGTATTGCTGCAAGAACATCTGAAAAAGAGCTAGGCCAAATGCCGCGAGCAGCATCTTCAGCGTCTGACTCAGCTAGAAAACCCGCAGCTATAGCACGAACTACGAAAGTAATGCGATCTAATGTTGCAGTACTACGAAAAGATGATCGAGCTTTATCCCAATCAACCTCTATAACCGTTGTCTCACCGAATACCCATGCGTCTCTAAATTTGCGACCACTAGTAGGAAGTGTCATAGAACTTGCTAAACGGCTTTGGCCGCGACTATCTATTACATTATTATCCATATTATTTCTCCTGTTTAATTGACCAGCCATTACGAAATGTGCGGTCTGTTGGTATAGATTTACTTAGTACAATTTTTAGGTAACTACGATTACCTTTAGGTCTTAACCATACAGAGGTAGGAAGCTCTTTTTGTACTAAATATTCCATTGCTTCTTCTTCTGTCATAGCTTTTACAGGAGGGGTATCGTGTAGTAGGAACCCTCGTGTATGGTGTGTAAACGTAGGTTTAGCTTCATCTTTTTTTAATGCCCAGTACACTTCTACAGGAGGTAGTATACCTCCGTATAATGCCATTGCTAGCCATTGAGGCGATGGTGTGGTTATTTTAGCAGGCGCATCAACGTCTTCAGGATCCTCCCATACTATAGAGTATTTTCCTTGCGGTGGGTGTTTATTAGCATCTTGATCAAAGAAAAGTAATTCACGTTCCCAAAGTTTATAGTCTGAGTAATTAATCATGCGAGATCTCCAAAACCAACGGAATGGTTTGTTGCTATGTTGATTACTGCACCGCTTGACGCTGTTAGTGTCCCAGACAAAAGACCGACGGAACTGGTTGTATAGGCTAAGGCAGTCTTCTGCTGCAAACTTTCGTTGTAGTCTCCATTCGCTGTGTTGTCTCCGCGACGACTACTTGCAGTTTGATAAAGAGCGTTCCCAAAATTGGCGGTAAACCCCAGCGCCGTGCTTCCAGAACCCACGTCAGTTATCGACGCGACATTCATGCTGTCAACAACAGCGGCGGTTCCCGAAAGATCATAGTTAGCCCTGTATTTCGCAGATCCCCCAGTGAGATAAATTGATGGAATTGTATCAGTGCCATCACCAAAATTTGGTGTGATTATGCTACCCATTATGCTAAATCTCCAAATCCAGTTGCTTCAACTTTTGTGCCATCTGTCCGTGTTCCATAGGAATCGACGCTGCTAATCTCCAGTGATGCCGCTGATGCTGTTCTATCAACCTGATACTCTACAGTAACACCTATAAAGGAAGGTGCTACCTTGCCAGCGTAGTCTTTCATCCAAAGATAGTTAACACTTGAAAAATCGTTGGTATAAGTAATAAGAGTTCGGCCAGTGCCTTGATCTGTTATTGACGCTACGTTTTGGCTATACCTAAGGTTCTGTGTAGATTGTTGGTTAACTGATACAACAACCTTTGCAATACCTTTTGTGTTAAAGGATGTGCCGCCTCCGCCGCCAATAGCAAAATAAGCTGAACCATTACAAGCAACGTCGTTACTACTACCATCAGCTACAACAATTGCTGTATTGCCTCCCGCTAATGTGACCGATCCGCCATCCCCAATAATAGTAAAGAAGAAACCGTCTCCAGAAGTAGCAGCGGCTGGAATTGTTAAAGTTATATCAGCAGTTGCCCTTATAACTTTACCACGGTCTGTAGCTAACAAAGTATAGTCACCTGACTTTGATAATACAACCTTGTTGATACCCATATCTGTTCTTAGTTGAGTTGCGTTGGTTACGTTAAAGGGTGCGAATCTTATAGTTTGTAGTATATCAGCAGCAGCAGCAGCTACAGTAAGTACAATTTCAGAGCCGTTGGTAGCTGTGTAGTCAGTAACTGGGACTAATAAAACCCCATTCAAGTACACATCAATAAACGTAGGTTGATACCCTAACGTCCCAAAAGTTGTTTGGCCTGCTACAGCTGTAAAAATCTGATCAAATTTAATTGATTGTGGTACTGGTGTTGTCCCTATGTATGACATTTAATATTCCTTCTATTTTTATTAAGTTGCTATTTCGGTGACTGTTAATGAAGAGACCATAGTGCCACCAAGCTGTCGGCTGCCCCCAACACCATTTATTGTTAAAGTTGCGCTGCCGTCAGGGCCTGTACGTATTTTGAATACTATCTCTGATGTAGTATCGGCATCAACATACGAGTCTATATGTAATAGAGTACCTCCGGTTGACGTTTGAGCCTCGGTGTGTATGGCGGCAAAAGCGTTAGAAGTAGTGTCTCGGAAGAGTGCTGTAACTATATCGCGGCCAGTAGATCTACCCGCATAAATAGTCCCGACAATATGTAACTTATTTGTAGCGCTTTTGGGCGTAATGGCTACCGTGAGAATTTCCGAGCCTTCATCATTCTGAGGTATAGTGTCATCGTCAGGCATCACGGTTGTAACAGTAGACATAGCATTAGTTTCTGCACGTTTAATCTGTACGATACTTCCTGCTTGGTCAGCTAAAATTCTATTTTTTGACATTATGTATCTCCCGCATCAGGCCATTTAGTTTTATTTTTATAATCGTTAGGAATAGGCTCCATTACATTAAGTACATTTGATGCTGCAATTACAGCTGCTATATAGCTACTAATAGCAGTTAACTCAGCTGCACGTGTTTCTTGTTCTGTTGTCCAGCTGCCATTGAGAACTCTTAATTGTAGTAATGCAGTTGCTTCTCTGGCACCAGCAGATATACGCTCATCTGACTGACCACGATCCTTGGAATTTGTTGCTGCCATGATCAAATACTGTGCGTGGTTATTAACTTCTTTTAAGGTTGGTGTCGGGCCAGTAAATGTAGTGCCATTATACGTCCAGTCAATTGATACACTATCAGGAATTTTCACAGCTCCTGGAAAGTCTTTATCTGATACTGTGTCAATGATTCCGTTTATAATTAGTCCATAGTTCATGCCTTCACCTCAATTCTGATATTAGAACTACCACGTTCATTGTAGTCAATGTTACTGTCTGAAACCACGCCATTCAGGCCGAGAGTGGCGGGGTCACCTCGTGCATGTATGGTGAGAGTGTGGGCTCCAACACTGGCAACTATACCAGTATATTGGAAGCTTACAATAAACATAGTGTTTGCGTTATCTCGGTCATAATTAAATGGTGCTATACCATGGAATCTGATTCCTGCTGTATCACCGCTACCAACTTCTGTCCCATCAATCTTGATGTATAGCATGGAGTTGTGAGAAGCCTCTATATTAAGGTTTCCAGAAAAATTCACTTGTTGGTTTGGTTTAGTTGTGGTGAAAGCTGTATCAAGAGCTAGAATAGCTCGATCCTCAGAAGAACCATACAAAGTGTAAGCTGTTACGTTAGTTGAAATTGTAGGTTGGTGTATCTTGGCAAGATAGTCTGCGCCGTTAGAAACTATAGAGCCCCACCCACCATCCGGAACAATCACATCTGCAGTCACCCCGTTTATAGTGTCTGATCCAGCAGACCTCAAAGTCAAAGCACCACCTGCTGCTTCGAAGTTAATAAAAAAACCGTTTCCTGCTGCTGTGGCATCAGGAAGGGTAAGAATCATATCATCTGTTGCTCTTATAACAGCAGTTCTGTCTGTCAAGACTAAGGTATAGTCTGCAGACTTTGATAATACAGCCTCACTAGCTCCTGATTCAAGAATAGCTAAAGCAGAACCAGCAGGGAGAAAGGTAGTTGCAATACTTGATCCTAAATATCCAGGCATTATATATCCTGTTCCATTGCGCTAACGGTTACATTAACAGAGTCTGCCGTATCAGAAACTACTACTATAGTGTCCCCAGTTTGTACATTCATCTTCCCTGATATAGGGCTAAAGGCTGAATTAGCTGGTATAGGAACACCTTTAATGGTTATGTCACCAGCAATAGTAACTGTAACACTAATTTGCGAGTCAGTTACGTTTGCAAGTTGCATACCGATTATTGTTGCTACTTTACCAGAAGCAATTGTTGCTACAGTGGCAGGAGAAGTTCCTACCTCTGAGCTTGTATATGTAGTAAAGGTGATTGCCATATTTTTATCCTAACGCAATTGCAAAGGCTAGTACCGTTGCTTCTAAGTTGTCTAGTTTTGCTTTATATGCATTCGTAAATGCATTAGTATCTGAGTTATTTTCGTAAGCAGTTTTAATTTCAGCATCTGACTGACTCGATCCGCCCCCGTTTGCATCAACATAAGCCTTAACTGATTGTTGAGTTGGAACTTTAGTAGCGCTATTAGAAGCCATATTATCCTCGTCAATGACAAAGGATATAGCTGAAGTAGAGCTATCTGAGTTCATAACAGCACCAGCAGCATTAACATTAGTAGCATCTGTTACATCAGCTGAAGCTTCTATAGCGTTTAGCTTAGAGTGATCAGCGTCAGTAAAGGCGTTAGTATCTGAATTACTTTCATAAGCGGTCTTAATTTGAGACGCTGATTGATCAGCAGTAGCATTAGTTTCGATGTTTCCCAGTTTAGTAAACTGAGCATCTGTAAAGGCGTTGCTTTCGCCCTCATAAGCGGCTTTGATCTGCGCAGCGGTTTGATCCGCAGTAGCTGCGGTTTCAATATTACCAAGCTTAGTAAACAGAGCATCTGTAAAGGCGTTGCTTTCACCCTCATAAGCAGCTTTAATTTGTGCTGCTGATTGGTCAGCTGTAGCAGCTGTCTCAATGTTATTAAGTTTTGTATGGTCAGCATCCGTAAAGGCGTTAGTATCTGAGTTACCTTCATAAGCGGTTTTAATTTGGGCTGCTGTTTGGTCTGCTGTAGCTGAAGCTTCTATAGCGTTTAGCTTAGATTGGTCAGCATCCGTAAAGGCGTTAGTATCTGAATTACTCTCGTAGGATGTTTTAATAGATCCAGCATTTAAGTCTTTATTAACAATAGTCCAATTAGCTGCTTCATCAGGGTCATTTTGCTCAGCAATAAGTACATCACCAACCTCAACATCTGTTGAGAAAAAGGTACCAGCATGAGTAACTGTGTACATCCAACCAGTTAGAATAGAGCTAGGATTACTGTCCAGATCGGGTGAATTAGTTGATGCGTTATAACCGCCCTTATATACTACTTGAGAAGCAACAAGCGCGTCTACATAAGCTTTAACTGATTGTTGTGTTGGAACCTTTGTTGGGCTATCTGTAGACATATTGTCTTCATCAATCACAAAACTCATACCTGATGTCGATGAATCAGAGTTCATAACAGCACCAGCAGCATTAACATTAGTAGCGTCTGTTACGTCAGCTGAAGCTTCTATAGCGTTTAGCTTAGAGTGATCAGCGTCAGTAAAGGCGTTAGTATCTGAATTACCCTCATAAGCAGTCTTAATTTGAGACGCTGATTGATCAGCAGTTGCATTATTCTCAATATTACCGAGTTTAGTAAACTGAGCATCTGTAAAGGCATTAGACTCTGCTTCATAAGCAGCTTTAATTTGAGCTGCTGTTTGATCGGCAGTAGCTGATGTTTCTATGTTACCTAGTTTAGTAAACAGAGCATCAGTAAAGGCGTTGCTTTCGCCTTCGTAAGCAGCTTTAATTTCGGCAGCTGATTGATCCGCAGTAGCTGCTGTCTCAATATTATTAAGTTTTGTGTGATCAGCATCAGTGAAGGCGTTAGTATTTGAATTACCTTCATAAGCACTCTTAATTTGAGTCGCTGATTGGTCAGCGGTAGCAGAGGTTTCAATAGTACCAAGTTTAGTAAACAGGGCATCCGTAAAGGCATTAGATTCGCCTTCATAAGCAGCTTTAATTTGGGCTGCTGATTGATCCGCAGTAGCGTTAGCTTCAATATTACTTAGCTTGGTGAATTGTGTATCAGTGAATGCATTAGATTCACCTTCATAAGCAGCTTTAATTTGAGCTGCTGATTGATCCGCAGTAGCTGAGGTTTCAATGGTACCAAGTTTAGTAAACAGAGCATCAGTAAAGGCGTTAGCTTCGCCTTCATAAGCGGCTTTAATTTGAGACGCTGATTGGTCAGCTGTCGCTGAAGCTTCTATAGCGTTTAGTTTAGAGTGATCAGCGTCAGTAAACGCGTTAGTATCTGAGTTACTCTCGTAGGTTGCTTTAATGGAGGCTGCGTCTAAATCTCTGTTAACAATAGTCCAATTAGCTGCTTCATCAGGGTCGTTTTGCTCAGCAATAAGTACGTCACCAACCTCAACAGCTGTTGAAAAGAAAGTACCAGCATGTGTAACTGTATACATCCAACCTAATAGCACACTGCTAGGATTAGTATCTAAATCAGGAGAGTTGGTTGCAGCGTTATAACCGCCCTTATATACTACTTGAGACGCGATAGAAGATGCAACGTAAGCCTTAACTGACTGTTGGGTTGGGACTTTAGTAGCACTATTAGAAGACATATTATCTTCATCAATCACAAAAGACATTGCAGCAGTGGAGCTGTCTGAGTTCATAACCGCACCAGCAGCATCAACATTAGTTGCATCTGTTACGTCAGCTGACGCTTCAATATTATCTAGCTTAGAGTGATCAGCGTCAGTAAACGCGTTAGTATCTGAGTTACCTTCATAAGCAGTCTTAATCTGTCCAGCAGTTTGATCGGCTGTAGCTGCGGTTTCAATATTAGTTAGCTTAGTTTCAAAAGCGTCAGTAAACGCGTTAGTATCTGAGTTACCTTCATAAGCAGTCTTAATCTGTCCTGCCGTTTGATCCGCAGTAGCCGCGGTTTCAATGTTACCAAGTTTAGTAAACAGTGCGTCTGTAAAGGCGTTGCTTTCACCCTCATAAGCAGCTTTAATCTGCGCTGCTGATTGATCGGCTGTAGCAGCTGTCTCAATATTAGTTAGCTTAGTTTCAAAAGCGTCGGTAAAGGCATTAGTATCTGAGTTACCTTCATAAGCGGTTTTAATCTGTCCTGCCGTTTGATCAGCGGTAGCTGCGGTCTCAATGTTACCGAGTTTAGTAAACAGAGCATCTGTAAAGGCGTTGCTTTCGCCTTCGTAAGCAGCTTTAATCTGCGCTGCTGATTGATCCGCAGTAGCTGCTGTCTCAATGTTTCCCAGCTTAGTAAATAATGCGTCAGTGAAGGCGTTAGACTCGCCTTCATAAGCGGCTTTAATCTGAGCTGCTGATTGGTCAGCTGTCGCTGACGCTTCTATATTATCTAGCTTGGTGTGATCAGCATCGGTGAACGCATTAGTGTCTGAGTTACTTTCGTAAGCAGTTTTAATCTGTCCAGCAGTTTGATCGGCAGTAGCTGCGGTTTCAATGTTGCCAAGCTTAGTAAACAGAGCATCTGTGAAGGCGCTGCTCTCACCTTCGTAAGCGGCTTTAATCTCAGCAGCAGATTGATCCGCTGTCGCTGAGGTTTCAATGTTAGTTAGCTTAGTTTCAAAAGCGTCAGTAAAGGCGTTAGTATCTGAGTTACCTTCATAAGCAGTCTTAATCTGTCCAGCAGTTTGATCGGCTGTAGCTGCGGTCTCAATGTTTCCAAGTTTAGTAAACAGAGCATCAGTAAAGGCGTTGCTTTCGCCTTCATAAGCAGCTTTAATCTCTCCAGCAGTCTGGTCAGCGGTAGCTGCGGTCTCAATATTAGTTAGCTTAGTCTCAAAAGCGTCAGTAAACGCATTAGTATCTGAGTTACCTTCATAGGATACTTTAATGGAAGCTGCGTCTAAATCTTTGTTAACAATAGTCCAATTAGCAGCTTCGTCGGGATCGTTTTGCTCAGCGATAAGTACATCACCAACCTCTACTGCGGCAGAGAAGAAGTTACCAGCGTGGGTAACTGTATACATCCAGCCAGTTAGGATAGTGCTAGGATTAGTGTCTAGATCAGGAGAGTTGGTTGCTGCGTTATAGCCACCTTTATATACCACCTGCGAAGCAATAGAAGACGATACATAAGCCTTAACTGATTGCTGAGTTGGTACTTTAGTAGCACTGTCAGAGGCCATGTTATCTTCATCAATTACAAAAGACATAGGCGCAGTTGAGGTATCAGAGTTCATAACCGCGCCAGCAGCGTTAACATTAGTCGCGTCTGTTACGTCAGCGGCAGTTTCAATATTACCTAGCTTAGTGAACTGAGCGTCAGTAAACGCACTTGCTTCGCCTTCATAAGCAGCTTTAATCTGAGCAGCTGTTTGGTCTGCGGTAGCGGCAGTTTCAATGTTACCAAGCTTAGTGAACTGAGCGTCAGTAAACGCACTTGCTTCGCCTTCATACGCAGTTTTAATTTCAGAACCAGTATAACCTGTAACTGTAACACCAGAAATATCTAGGCTATCATTTATAACTACTTCATCAAAAGTAGCATCACCAGGAGTGACACTACCAATAGTTGTAGGTGATGCAAAAACGTTAGCCATTGATATACGCATAGTAGTATTAGCAGAAGCATCGACAACCACAAGATTGTCTGTTATCGCTGCTGCGTTTAGCTCGTCTAGTTCTAGAATTCTAATTGTTGCCATTATTCCATTAAATCCTTCATAAGACGTTCATAATTATTAATTTGAACTGCTACTTTAGGGCCGCTTTCTTTTGGCTTTAAAGTAGTCTGAACGTCTTGTAGATGCTTCATCCAATCAAGTAGGTCTTTCTTGGTAAATACACCGGTCTCTAGAGCTTCTTCAAGTTTTGCGTCAATAACACGATTAATAACATCAATCTGTTTTGAACGATTTAGATAGCCTTGTGTAGCAAAGACTGAATCTACATAGCTTTGTACTTCTTTTTTATCAAGAACTGAGGTAACTCTATCACGGGAAATACCGTAAGATTCAGCAATCAGTTCAATTGAGTCTCCTGCAAGATAGTCGTTTGCAATAGAGAGAACGACTGGATCTAAAGCAGGAGTGTCTAAACTATTATTTAGAGCATCGATGTTAGTCAGTGGAGGTAGAAGTTCATTATTCATACCAGCTCGCCTCTATTTCTAATTCACATACTCCATAAGGAGTCATTAAGCCTTCGTCTGTTGAAACCTCTAAAACACGAACATCATCAAACAACGATAGTTGATCCGCAGTTAGCGCCTCATTAAGAGCTGTATCTAAAACAGTATCAGTTGAGTCAATGCCATTGTTTAGATGTTGTAGTACGTATTCTATATCTCTACACGTGGCTTCTGTATCTTGTATCGAGTCATCCTCGCTAGTACGTACATAACCACGAACAGTTGCTCGCAGAACATGAAGTATAGTCCCTGCACCTAGATGCTGGCGACGACGTTGAGGACGAAGGATAGCAACAGAAGGAAAATCATTAACCTCATTTAGATAGCCAGGAACAACAGGACCAATAACGCCTAGAGCTGCTCGTACAGCTTGAATCTTTGCATACATTAATTATTCCTCACAGTTGTATATTATTAATTCTAATCCAAAAACACAGCACTGTCCAAACATATTTTTGTAAAATTTTTTATAGAAAGATGCTAGAATCTTTGCTATATTAGTGGTCCAGAAAAATTCTAAGGCTGCGATGATGCTATGCTTAGGCCGTTAGAGTTGAACAAACGTACATTAACATCAACAAAATTGGTTTGTAAATAATATTGAGTTCCTCATAATTATTAGCATTATATCTCGCATAGCTACAACTGATCTTATAAAATATCTTAGAATGCAATTTTTCAACTCAATCTTCATAAGCATTGAAAATCTTATTCTTCTTGATTAAGCATTGAAAGTCTTATTCGTATGTAATAAGCATTGAACATGGGCGATATAGTTTGTGCAGGCGCTTGAACAGATCCTAAATAACGTTTGAACCAATTTCATAAGCAGCTATTAACGTTGAACAGAGCTTGAACAGACGTTAAACAAAGCCTGAACTTACGCTGAACTGACGCTGAACATACGTTTGAACGGAGTTCATAAGGCGGGGGTAACGCCTTTATAATAATCATACGGAGTATGTTAGTTTATAGCGCCTAAGTAAGGCTTAGCCTTTCAAAGGGTGCGTTGTCGCTCTCGGAGAAATTCAGAATTTCTTGTATAAGGTTCCTGAGAATGGGCTTTGTGATAAATATGCAACACTAGTCCTCCTAACCGCCCCCTATACATCACGAATTGTTACACTATGAAATAATGGAGGCGTGACATTTCTGCCACGCCTCTCTCTGCTATACCGGACGATAAGGCTTGAGCTTGAGGCGAGACATACGTGCCGCGCCGCAGTATGTTACCCAATAGGCGCGGCGTGAGATGACCAGAGCAGGCTCAAGTTCGCGAGGTGCGAAGGCGCCAAACACTACGCTTGCGGTGCCTTGTGCGCCGTTGCAAGCGCTACACAAGCGCACTAGGTTCGAAGGTTCAACGCCACCACCATTTGCCTCGGCGACTAGGTGGCCGCAGTCGTTTGCATCCCATGTGCCGCATGCTACGCAAGAGTCATGTGAGGCCATTACGATCGCGCGGGTTGCGGCGGGGATGGATTGTTTTTTCATCTTAGTCATTTGGCTTTTCCCTTTGTCTATACATAGAATATAGGGCTGATCGCAGTGATTCGCAAGCGGTAAGACGGCTTTTCTTGTTCACGAAATGTTACAAAAACGCGCCAGCGGAACAAAACGTGAACACTGCTAAGTGCTTGAAATCATTAGATGATTCGCGCCAGTTTAATGGAATCAGCATAAGGAGTCAAGAGAGAACGGTAAAAATCGCGATCACGTATTGTTACGGGTCGGCTAAAACTGAAACATTCTGTGATGTGAAAAACGTGTTTTTTGTTTGACGAATCACCTGAGAAGGCGCATAGTGATTCTAAGGAAAGCGGGAATAACCCCGCCTAGCTGGAGAATTTCAAAATGACCGATACAAAAATCCTCGCAGGTTTCGTTACTCAAACCACAGAAAAGGCGATTCGTCTTGTATTGGACGCCGCAAATCCCGGTCGCGGCATTTGGGTTCCTGTCAAGAAGATTGTTACCCAAGTCGAATCAGACGCCGCAAGCGTAAAAATCACGCATCCCGGCGAAAAAGCCGAGCGCCAAGGAATCCCCATGTCAATGGAAATCGACTTGGCATTTTTGCAAAAGATCGGTGTTGCGGAATAGCAACACTAGGGGGTGTGGCAAAAATGTCACATCCCTTCTTCTACCTCAGAATGGGACTTGTGCAAGTGCCTAATCTAAGTTAGAAAACGAAGTCAAAAAACGAGGTTATAAAATGAAAACTTTTGCACTGGTCGCGACTCTCATGTCTTTTTTCAACGAATCGTGGGTGTTAGACTATAACATGTCAGAGCAAGATTGCGAAACTGTGCTGCAAGACTTTGAACAATCGGGCCTGTTTGTTGCTCAGGTCGAATTGACCTGCGAAGTGGAGGGCTAAAATGACTCATGGTCATTACCTTATTCGCCAAAAGAAAAACATGTGGGAAGCCACAACAAAAGAGGATGGATGGAATTGCGACTGGGAATGGATCTATTCGTATGACACGTTAGAGGGTTTAATCGTTAGACTCGACACTGATATGAAT